AAACGAGCTTTAGAAACTCTACGTGCTGAGAAGAAAGCAGCCTTGGAAGCTGGTGATGCAGATGCACTGATTGAGATTGATGAAAAGATTTCAGATGCTAAAGCAGAAGAAGCTGCTGCTCGTATTAAAGCAGCGGAACAAGTAAATACACCTCATCCTGGTTTTATCGAATGGACCAAACGTAATACTTGGTACAAACAGAATCAAGAGTTGACTCAGGTAGCAGATCAGGTAGGAGTAGCTTATGCTGCAGCTAACCCAGATATGGACCCAGATCAAGTTCTTGCTTATGTAGAAAAAAGGATTCGTAAACTCTATCCAGAGAACTTCACTAATCCTAATAAGAGCAGACCCTCTATAGTTGAGGGAGGTACATCAACTCCAAGTAAGAAATCAGAACCAGCTGCTAATGATGTTCAGCTGTCTGAAGATGAACGAAGGGTAATGATGACATTCATTCGTCAAGGAATCTTGACAAAAGAGCAGTACTTAGATGATATCCGTAAAGTTAGGGGACAATAAAATGAGCGACACTAAACTTGCTACTAAACGTAAACCGCGTCGTAATAATATTAATGGTACTCGTAATGTTCTTACAGTACAGGGTAAAGACCCAGATTTTGTATATCGTATAGTAAACGATGATGGAGACCGAATCTCTCAGTTTGAAGAAATGGGCTATGATATAGTCGTAGATTCAAACATTAAGGTTGGGGACCGTCGAATTGCTAACCCTACTAAAGAAGGTAGTCCAGTGCAGGTATCTGTTGGTGGTGGCAATAAAGCATTTCTAATGCGTATCCCGAAAGCGTGGTACGATGAAGATCAAGCTGATAAAGTCAAACGTGTAACAGATTCTGAACGTGGGATGCTTCAAGAAGCTAGAGATAAGAATGCTGACTACGGTAAAGTCGTAGTAAGCTAATAAGAATATCAATGGCCTCTATCTTTCTTTATTTAAGGGATAATTGAAACTATGTTGTCTTAAATTAATCTTAATTGATGGAGGTCATTAAAAAATGGCAAACACTTCTCGTATTAACGGACTTCGGCCTGTTAAACATTTGAATGGTTCTCCCTTTAACGGGCAGAGCAATTTGTATTACATTGCCTCGGCAGCTGACGAAATCCTAGTTGGGGATGTTCTCAAACTAAGTGGTTCGGCAGATGCTTATGGTAACCCTGGTGCTGATCTAGCTACAACCGAGGTTCCTATTGGTGTAGTTATTGGTATCATGCAATCTAAGTTTGATCCGGGTGGTAAGCTTACAACCGGCGCTGTATCCCTCGATCTTCCTGCAGCTGCTCAAATTGCTGCGTCTGGATCTGGCTACGTTCTAGTTGCAGACAGTCCTGATGTGGTAATGGAAGTGGAGACCTCTAATGGTACTCCTGCTGTTACTGATGTAGGTCTCAATGCTACTGTAGCTAACGGTGCACGAACTTCCTCGACAGTTACATCACCGCTTACGCTTGATGTGGCTACTCTTGCTGTTACTGCAACTCTAAATCTCCGCGTTTTGGGTTTCTCCCAGAAGGTTGGTAATGAAGTAGGTGCTTCTGCAAAAGTGTTGGTTATGTTCAATCGTCATCAGTTCGGTGCTGTCGGCACGACTGGTATCTAAGAGGAGATATAGAAAATGGCTGTTATTACTTCCGGTAGTTTTGCCAAGGCACTATGGCCTGGCGTTAATGCATGGTATGGTAAAGCTTATAATGATTACCCCACAGAATGGGATAAATTGTTCGAGCAAAATAAATCTACCCGTGCGTATGAAGAAGATGTAGGTGTTAGTTCGTTGGGACTTGCTGCGATTAAAGCAGAAGGTGCTCCAATTACGTATGATTCTGAACGGCAAGGCTTCACGACTCGCTACCAGCACGTCGTGTATGCTCTTGGCTTCATCATCACTCGTGAGGCTTATGAAGATGACCAGTATGATATCGTTGGGAAGAAGAAGGCTAATGCCCTCGCTCGCTCGATGCGTCAGACTAAAGAGATTGTAGGTGCAAACATCTATAATCGTGCCTTTACTGCGGGTTATACCGGCGGTGACGGTGTTGTTCTTCTGAGTGCTTCTCACGTTAACGTGGCTGGTGGTACTTTCTCTAATATCATTGGTACTGCTGCTGACTTGAGTGAAGCTGCTCTTGAACAAGCAACTATTGATATTGAAGGTTTCACTGATGATCGTGGTCTGATTATCGCAGCTAAACCGAAGCAACTCATTGTTCCTCGTCAATTGCGTTTTGAAGCTTATCGTATTCTGAAAGCTGACGGACGTGTTGGTACGGAACTTAATGATCCGAATGCTCTGAAGGCAATGGGTGTTTACAGTGATCCTACTGTTAACCATTATCTGACGGACACGGATGCTTGGTTTATCCGTACGGACGTGCCTGATGGTATGAAGTACTTCGAGCGTCGTAAAGACGAGTTCGAGATGGATAATGACTTTGATACTGAGAACGCTAAGTACAAAGCGTCAGGTCGTTACTCGTTTGGCTGGAGTGATCCTCGTGGTCTCTACGGTAGTGCGGGTGCTTAATAATTAATCTCCAGGGGGAGGGGTTCTAACCCCTTCCCTTGGTTTTACTTTAAAAGGAGATTTAAAAATGGCAGCTCGTCCGAATCAACCAGTAACTTCTACTACGCCTCCGGCCTCTAGTATAATTACGAAAACATGTCAGATTGCTCGTACTGACACAACTGCATTTGATGCTTTTACTATTCCGAAGGGAGCTGTTCTATGTGGCTCTTATGTAATGGGACTTGTAGCTTCTGATGCAGGTACTACTGCAACTCTTAATGTAGGTAGTAATCCAGGTACAACCAATGAAGCTGTAGCAGCTTATGATGTTAAAACAGCAGGTTCCGGTGTTGGTTATTACAACTCTGGTGCTAAAGCTGGTACTAGTATGGGTACTCAGTTTACTGCTGATACTTTGATGAAAGCTAAATACAGTGAAACTGGTGGTGCAAGTACTACTGGTGGTCCTTGGCTTGTAAAAGTTGAGTACTACATCCCGCAACAAGGTATGCCGTTCTAATGAAGTCGGGGAAGAAATTCCCCTTCTTCTATTTTTTTATATGAGACCAGTAACAGTAACAATTGATGCAACAGGTTATACCCAATGGATACCAGTAGACTATTCAATGTCTACTTTTAATCTTGGAGTTCAAGTAATGCCTAGCACAGGAGCTGACGTAATATGGTCAGTTCAAACAACTACTGATAATCCGTTTACAACGTTAATTCCTAAGTCAGTTCCAGCTAAAGATCCTCTTAAAACAGGTACTGGATTTGAAATGGGGAATATTGATACACCGTGTCAGGCAGTAAGGTTAGCAGCAACTATTGCTTCAGGTTCAATTGATTTTACAGTAATTCAAGGACGCAAGTGAATTACAATTCTAAAGCTCTTCGTATAGATAACCAAGGTGTTGTTGTCTATATAGGAGAAGCAGCAACAAAAGCTAGTGATTCAGCAGCTATGTGGAGAATACGGAAACTAGAAACAGATGCTTCTGTGTTCCTTATTACTTGGGCTGACGGTAATGAATTATATGATAATGTATGGGATGATCGAGCTAGTTTAACTTATCTTTAAAAGGAAATAAATAATGGCTGCTTATGTAAAATATCAAATAGGTACTGAGGTATTGATGGAGGCTAGTAATGCTGGTAGTGATACTTGGCAACTAATCCTTTCTAATACAGCACCTAATGTAGCTACTGATACTACTGCTGCCAGTGCTACAGAATTAAGTACTTCTGGTGGCTATACAGCAGGTGGTGTTAACTGTACTGTTACTAGTTCAACTCAAACAACAGGTGTTTTTAAATTAGTTCTAGCCGCACCAGCAAGTCCTACTTGGACAGCTTCTGGAGGCGGCTTTACGTTTAGATATGTAATTCTTTATAACCTTACTCGTACTCAATGTATTGGTTATTGGGATTATGGTTCAAGTGTTGGAATGGTTGCTGCAGATACCTTTAC